GAGAAGCACGGCGAGATTCTGACTGTACGCCTTCTCGATGAAGGCCACGTCTTGGAATGAAGTACCGCCGATGTTGATTCCCCGAGGCAAGTAGGTCTCGCCGTTGGGCCGCTGGTAACTCTTTTTCAGCGGACTGAGAACATTGGCAGCGGCGGCGACATCAGCATCGCCCGCTTTGCCTTTGACGAAGCTCTTGCCGGGCACGTAGACCTTGACAAGCTCTTCGTTGAATTTCGACAGAGCTTCGTCTGTCGCGAGAAGTATGGACATTGGCATCGTTCCTTTCATGTCTGTTTCCTTTTCTGAATTGTAGCGGATTTACAATCCACTGCAAATCTCATCTGGCGTGAGGCCGCATCCTAGAGAACACGGTTACTTGACCCCCCGTATTTCGTAAGTGACCATCAGGGCCGCAGCCTGCGCTTCCTTGGCCTCCCGAACCTTGCCGGTCTTGGTGGCCTCCGTCCACTGGCGAACCAGGGCGGCTTGTTTGTTTTTGAGTTCAATCACTCTTCGCTCCATTGGCGTGTCTCTCTTTCTCAAGCGGTCTTGCTGATGGTGTAACCGGGAACTTGGATCAACTGACCCGTCCCGTCGAGTTCCACCATGTAGAGCTTCTCGGCGGCGGTTCCCTGGATGCCTGCGATGAAGGTGGCAGTGGCGGTCACGTCACCGATGGTGATGTAGACCTTCTCGCCACCGAAGAGGCCCGACGTGTCGCCGTACCTCCGGCTCATTTGGCCCACGGGAATCGAGCCATGTTTTCCTCGTCGGTCATAAACCGATAGGTGGCACTGGCCTCAACGAATTGGACAACCTCTCGACCGACCAGGCTCTTGATCGGCCACTCGGTTGTCTCGTAGACAACCTCGGGGGTCTCAGCCTCATCCGAGGCCAACGTCCAAACCAGGCCGTAGTAGCCCTCTTCGGAGTCGTAGCGTTCCCACACAACGGGAACGGGAGTAGTGGTCATAGGCGAGCCTCCTGTCTGTGTCTGTGTCTTGCTCACGAGCCAATTATACATCGGTGTAATTGTTATGCAAACTCCGCAAGGGTGGCGAGCTTCTGACTCAGAGCTTTGAGTTCCTCTTTGGTCAGCTTGTAGAAGTTGCTCGACGTACCTCCCTCGATTGGGTTGGTGACGGCAAGCCAGCCATCTTCGTAGAGCGAGAGGCTCACGTCTTTGTCGTCCTCTGCTTTGAGTGTCAGCACTGCTTCCATAATGGGTCTCCCTTCGTTGGGGTTTGTTCTTACCCTCAGAATTATACTCATCTGTAATTGAAATGCAAATCCAGATGGAATAGAAAAACCCCCTCTAACTGGCAGAGGGGGTCTAACTAGCTGATTCTGCCCACGCCCACTTCCCCGAGGGCGCTCAGGAGGGACTTGTCAACCGGGGATTTCTACCAGGCCGGTCTCGTTTTCGATCCGCAGAACAGGCTTTGTTTTCGCGTCCTGCAACATGCCTTCCAGAACCAAGATCATCTCGTCCCGAGAACCGGCGGTTGGAGTGACCGGCTTGGCCGTCCACGAGTGCGGGCCTTCGTCGTCGTAGTAAACCTCGTGCATGGTGAAGACCCTCTCTTCGTCTTCCTCGTGCTCGATGATCCGGTAGTTCCAGTGCGTGATTGGTCGGAAGGTCATTATCCCCGTCCCTTCTGTTCCAATGGGATGAAGCTCATGTGGATTCCGTTGGCCTCAAAGACCGCTTCGATGTGAGACAGCATGTCGGTGGCAGCTTGAACGGTGTCACCGTTATAACCGCCCAAGCCAATCCCGGCCATCCCGTCGTCACCGTAGATGAGCACAATCACGCGGTCGTCGTCCTTGAATTCGGAGTGGCCCCTCGCGCCTTCCAGACCCGCATCGGTGATGCGAGTCAGACGGTCACGAGGATTGTGATGCTGAGTCGGTTTCAAAAAGGAACTCCAATAGTTCTAGGTCAGTGAGGTCGATGTAATCGTGCCCTTTGCAGATTGTACGGCTGTGTGAGCCGCCGTCCTCAGTGGTCGTCCAACAAGCGGGGGTGGGTGTCTCGGTCATGTCTGTCTCCTATGTCTGTGTCTGTGTCTGGATTACGTGGCCCAACAATGGGCACTGGCTTCCCCCTCACCCGAAATCGGGAGAGATGGAATTCGTCACACTCTGTGCATTTGTAGATTTTCAAAAGCCAACCGTGTCGATTTTGGTTTCTCACTCGGGCACGTTCGGCCATCGCCATCGTGGGGTAGTGGTTCTTCCACCGGCACTTCTGGCTGCGGGTCTCGGTTTTCATGGCTTGACCCACGGCTTCGATAGTGGCTCGTCCTCAAACAAGCTCATCCAGAACCACATCACTCGCTGGAAGAGTCTGTCCCACCAAGGCGAGCGCTTGTAGTCGGCGTAAAGGATGGCTTGGTTCTCGTCGGTCACGATGTCTCTCGATTGAGTCGTTCCGCCATCGCCCGAAGATCGTCCTGAATCTCGGTGCCGTCCATCCAATTGAGTAGCTCCCTGGCTTCGGAGGGTTTCATCGGCTCACCATCGACATTCACTTGGACGCACACTTCCGAGACCGGCCCATCAGCTTCGGCAATCGGCTGAATCCACATTCTCGCGAACTTGGTGAGAGCATCAAGTGACCACGCGATCTGTTCTAAATGGTGAGCAGTGAACTCAACCGGCGCTCCTGTCATGGTGTCTCCTGTCTGTGTCATTTCCATTCTCCTGTAATCATCGCCATCAAGTCCTTGTCCCTGAGCACTTCCTGCGCTCGGGCTTCCTTCCCCGAGAGCTTGGCAAGCTGTCCTTCCTCGACGGTGTCCTCGACAATGTAATCGACGTATAAAACCGAATCGTGAATCTCAGAGCCGATTCGATGGACTCGATCCTCGGCCTGGGTGTGCACGGTGTAGCTCCATGAGCGAACCAGCCGAACCATCGTGCTTGCCGCTGTCAGAGTGATGCCCTCACCACCGGCTCGGGTGAGCAGGATGAATTGCACCTTGCCGTTTTGAAAAGCCTCCATCGCTTCGTCCCGGTCTTCGCCGGTGACATCGCCAGTGATGGCAGTGAACTCGATCTTGGCCTTCACCATCCGAGCGGCGACAAGGTCGAGTAGGACTTTTGAATCCGAGAAGACGACCACTTGCTGATCCTCATAATCGCCGTTGGCGATGTCTTCCATGAGAGCATCGACCTTCGGGGAGTTGTCGCCGTCCATGTGGAATACACCACCGGCATCGACGTGCCCGGCGGCGTTGGCGATCTGAATAAGACGCCCTGCCTTTTCCAAGACGGTGCCAACTGCGATGGTGTCAGTTCCATCGATGGTCTTGGTAAACATCGTTCTTTCAAAATCGTCGTACATCTTGCGATGCGGTTTGGGAAGCGTGACCCATCGAGTCTCGTAGACCTTCTCGGGGAGGAAGGGGAGCACCGCTTCCTTGGTGACTCGACGGCAGCGGGTATCGAGATTGCGGAAGAACTCTTCCGACCGATGGGGATTGATTCCGAGAATCTCCCGCCCGCCCCACACGTTGTAGCTCACGTTGCAGTAGCGCTCGATGTAGCCGGTCTTCACCGGGTACTCGTCGGGAACGATCAGCCTCAGTACCGACCACAAGTCTTCCGGTGTGTCCTGAATCGGGGTGCCGGTGAGACCGATCACGTTCTTGACATCTCGGGCGAGGTACCACAGTGCTCGGGTCTGCTTGGCCTTCGGGTTCTTGGCTCGGTGAACCTCGTCCACGATTATCGATTTGAAAGCGATCTTTTGCAGTGGCCCATCCACCTTCTCTTTGTCAGCGAGAGACACGGAGGGGAACGGAGCGTGACGGCTCCGCAAGCGGGCGGTGTCATAGCTGACGATGTAGAAGTCGGCGGTCTCGGCGAGAGCGGCATCGACTTGAGCCGGGGTTCCCTCAACGATCTGTACCGAGGCTGTGGGGAAGAACCCACGAATCTCGGAGCGCCATGTTCGGAGCATCGACTTCGGGGCCACGATGAGAACCGGGAAGATGGCTCGGGACTCTTCCAGTAGAGACAGCCCGGCGAGAGCAGTACGGGTCTTGCCGGTTCCGGTCTGATCGAAGAACAAGTATCGACCGGCGAGATTGATGAGATGCCCACCCACAAGTTGATACGGGTATAAATCCGAGAAGCCAGGCTTGCCTACCGGGTACTGATCGGTGCCGTCGTCTTCCAACTCCAAGGCAGTGCGAAGCAGCGCCAGGGTCGCTTTGGCCGGAGCCACCTTGTAGCCCCAATCCGTGAGTTCCGGCCCAATCTCAAGCTCGGTTCCAAACTCAGCACGGAGGGCGAGAGCAGACGGCCAGGACAACGGCACCGACCACCACTTCTCTTCGTTATGCCATTTGGCACCAGGCACAGCCTTCACCGACTCTTTGAATCGATACGAAGTGGAAACCACGATCCGCCCTGGAAGGCTCTCGACTATCTCGGCAAAGGTGCTCATTGGGCTGAATTATACCTCTCTGTAAACCTTGTGCAAGTCCAACGCAAAGCGCCCCGGCGAACCGGGGCGCTCCAACTTATCGCAACTGAGACCTACTGGCCGTTGTTGTTGGTGGGGTCGATTGCGTCCAACTGCGCCAGCAATGCTTCGACCGTGGTGTGAATGAGGTTGGCCTTGCGGCCTTCCACCGTTCGCTTGTCAACTGACTTGGCGATGGAAGCGTTGACATTGCTGATTGTCCGAAGCCGGGTGTGACTGTCCTTCATGCGATTCGCGATCCAAGGGGAGGAATCGTTGACTGACCCGACCAGCTTGTAAATCCACTCCCCGACCGTGCCCGGTGATTCACACACGAGGTTGTAGTCGAAATCCGCCAGGAAGCTCCTGAGCGGACGAATGGTCGCCTTCACGTCAGCTATCGACCAGCCCAAGTCAGCGGCGGCTTCACTGAGCACCCATGTCGGGTGTGCCATCGCATAGTCGAGCAAGTCCTCGACCCGATCATCTCTCTTCATCCACATGTCTCTGTCTGGCCTCCTGCCTCTACTCGGTGAGAGCGGCGAGTTCCGCGTCCCAATCCACTTCGGCGGTTCCGTTCACCGCCATCTCCATCAATCCGATCAGCCCTCGCACCTTGGCGAGAGTGTCGGAAAGGACAACCTGAGCGTCGCCGGTGAAGCTGACATCTCGGCTGAGAGCGAGAGCATCGAGCAGGCGCTTGTACGCCTTGTCCAAGAGGTCGTCAACCTCAAGAGCCAAACCACTGAGCATGACCCGGCGTGCATCCTTGTCCCGCTCACTGGCCTTGGTCATGCCAGCGGTGAACTCGGCGGCTCGGGGGGTCTCTTCTGCGACGGTGCTCCCGGTCTTGACGGCCCGGCCCCGAGCAGAACGAACCGCGCTGTCTACCTCAGACGGCTTCGGCTCCCGTCCGAGATGGGCTTCCAGATCGGCGGCGGCGATGGCCTCATCTCGCTCATCGAGAGCCTTGGAGATGATTGGGGCGGCTTCCCGAGGGAGTAGGTCGGCAACCTTCTCGGCTCCGTGCTTCTCGACCATGCCCTTGAGCACGTTCTCGGCTCCGTCCTCTGACGCCCAACGGGTGCTCCCACGCTCGTCGGTCGGGGGGAACTTGATGGTGGGAAGCGTGACCTTGCTCCCCGGCTTGATGTCGGGCTGATCGGCGTAGTCCTTCCAGAACTTCCGATAGGTGGCGACTGTCTCCCTGTGGGACAGCCCGGCGATGCCGAGCTTGGAGAACTCGGTGATGGTCAAAAGTGACGGATTTCCGTCACTTTTCGGACGACCCCCTCCGGTGTCATAGGTGAAGGCGTAGACAATGGCGGCTCGCTCCCACCCCTTGGCAGTGAGCAGTGAATCGATCCCGTTCAAGGCGGCGGTCGCGGACTTGATGGATCGTGGTATCTGAACAATGACTGGCTCAGTCAACGTGACCTCCCTGGTCTGTGTCTAGGTGGCGAAAGTATACCGCCTGATTTTCATTCGATTGGTGATTCTACAAATTCGTCATCATGCGATTGGCGAGCAGGGCGTGTCGCAGAGCATCCCGAGCGTGCGGCCCGGTGACGGAATCGAAAAGGCCCAACTGATGGAGATGCTCGTTGGTATAGGCGTTCTTCGCGTCAGCCGCTTTCTGCAATCTCATGGGCACGCCCATTCGCCTTGATAGGAAGATGACAATGCCGATGGTGTAGAGAGCGTCGTACTGCCGGGTCTTTTTGGCGGTGCTCGGTGTGATGATGTATTGCTCGATGCCGATACCGTCCGCAGTGGCGATGAGAATTTCCAGCTTCTCGCCTACGTCAGTAAACGAGATTTGCTCCGAGTAGGCCACTGCACCATCGGCAAGCATCACCAGGCCGGTTGTCGAGCCGGGATCGATACCGAGAATATTCCTCATTCGATCCGTTGCCGCCACGCTTCCAAGTCACCGATCAGTGACGACACCATCCCAACGAGCGGCACCGGCCTCACTACGTTGGAAAGATGCTTGATGGCGTTCATGGTGGCTTCGGCGTTCATCATCTCTTCCACTTTTGAAAGCACGTCGAGGGTCTTGTCGATCTGCCGGATGATGTCTCCGGTCTCGGTCTCGGCGTTGGCTTCTGTGACACCAGCGGCCCGGCCAATCTCGATGGCGTTGGCGAACCAACCGATCATCCAGCCTTCATCGATTACTTGTCGGCCCGGCTCCGCTGCGTCAGCAATCTCCCGAGCGACCTTGCACCATTCCTCGGCCCACACTTGAGCGTCGGTCGTGCTGTGCAGTCTCCGTGTTCTCTCGTCTTCCATCTCGTTCCTTTCATGTCAGGTCGGCCCAGGTCTTTCCCGGCCCGTTGATACTGGCGGTCAGCGGCACCATGAGTTCTCGACTTTCCATCGAGGCAATGATGGCGTGACTGGCCTCTTCGACATCTCCCTCGGGGATGGAGAACACGACTTCGTCATGGACGGGAGCCAAGAGGTAATCCTCAAACCCGGCACTGGCGAGCGCCACAAGCGACCTTTTCAAAAACTCGGCGGCACTGGCCTGGATCACGTAGTTAGTCCCGGCGTAGAGAACATGCGGATCGACCGGTAGGAATCGCCCGCCCAATGTCATCACCCCGCCGCTGTTCCGTGCCTCCCGCTCGATGCGCTTCGCCATCCGAGAGAGGCCGGGGTAAGACCGGCTCACCAAGGCCTTGACTTCGGCCATCCGAGCTACCGGGATTCCCGCCCTGATTGACATGGTCTCGACACCAGCGCCATATAGGAAGCTGTAAAAGAACGTCTTGATGACTTGCCGCCGGTCGTCGGTCTTGATGATGGCCGGGTCTCCGTAAATGTCACGGGTCGCTTTCAAAAAGAAATCGCCTTCAGAGAAGGCCTTGGCCAGCGCTCGGTCTTCAGCCAGCGATGCCGCGATTCGTAATTCGATCTGATCCATGTCAGCCGAGAGCATGACTTCGCCTTCACGGAGCGGGATGATGGCTCGGCGCACCATTCGAGAGTCGGGGTCGGAGCTTGGTTTTGGAAGAGTCTGAAGCGCCGGATTTGAAATCGACATGCGACTCGTGCGTGCCGCCATTGTGTTGATGCTCGGGTGAACCACTCCCTCGTGCAGATACCCGAGGAAATTTGAAAAGTAGGCGCTCGCCATCTTGTCGATCTTCCTCACCCGAAGCACGGCCTTGGCAACGTTGGCCGAGTCCCGGTCGCCGTAAGCAGCAACCCGTTCCAGCACGTCCTTGTCAACGGCGACCCGACCGCCCCTGGTTTTCTTGGTGAGTAGCCCACGCTCGGTGTTGGAGATGAACCACCGGCCAAGCTCGTCGGTCGAGGTCAGCGACACGATTCCGTGGTAGCTCAATTTCAAGCGGTCGGATTCCGACCGAAGCTCGGCGAACTTCTCGGCGGTGAATTCCCGGTCGATCCTCATGCCGTTGGCTTCCATCCGAGAGCAGATGGCCCTCACGTCCATCTCCAAGTCGAACACCGATGAGGCGACGATCTTCTGGACTGCGTCAAGCTCGTAGATGCGTGAAGCGAGAATCACGTCGAGAGCGGCGTAATACAGGAACGGCTCGTAGTCGAGAGGTATGTCTTCCCACCGCCACTTCTGTTTCTTCATCGCCAGCTTGAGAGCTTGCTCCCCACCGCCGTCGCCACCAAGCAATCGTCTTGATGCGGGCTTGAGCTTGGAAGGCTGATTCGGTTGGAGAATGCGGAGGGCGAGCATGGTGTCGTCAATCTTTCGCCAGGGCACGTCAACGTCATGGCGAGCCAGGCTTGGCACGTCGAAGCTGGCGTTGTGGATAACGAGCCTGCCGGGGAAGTTTTGAAAAACGTGGTTAAACAACCCCGGCCACTCAGGGAGCCGGGCAAGCCAGGCCTGGTTCCGGTTCCCGACTTGGATCAGGCGCACCCTGAAATCGGGATGGTGGTAGTCGAGACTCGTGGTCTCGGTGTCGATGGTGATGTACCGCTGGCCTTCACACCAAGCGGTGAAGTCGGCTACGTCGGAGCCGGAGTGGATGAAGCGGTAGAGGTCGTCTGGCATGTCATGTCAGAAGCGGGACGTTAGTGAATGCGGCCCCACGAGTGGCGAGCCAGTTCTCGATTTGTTGTGAGAGTTTTCCCACTCCGAGAAGCTGCGGTGAATCGAGGGTGAGCCAGAGTAGATCGAGTTCCTCGGGAGTGGCCCCGCTTGATGCGAAGCCGTACTGAGTCCAGTCGTCTTCGTCGGCCCGCCCGATGAAGTCCCGGCGAACCTCACGGTCGGGCTGGCAGATGACCAGCCATTGCGGATAGGCCACACCGATGTAGTGCCGCCATCGGTCGTAGGGCAGAGCCTCGGCTTCCATGCTCCCGGCCAGAGCAATGATGTCGTCGGTGTCGAGGTCTCCGAGGTCTTTCACCGAGGTAATGGTCTGCCGGTGCAGCATGTCGATCAGAGGGTTATCGGATGGCAACACCACGGTCAGCCCGCCCCGAGATGCCAGGAACAATTCCATCATTTTGAAATTGGGCGAGAGCCGGTAGCTGTCCTGCTCGATGAGCGGCTTCCAGTGGTGGTCGATGACAACGAGGTTTCGATCTTGCCCCGGTCGGTAGGTCGCTATCTCACCATCGAACAAGTCTTCGGCGGTCTCTTCGATAAGGGCGAACTCGGCTCGTTTCAGTAGCTCGCCAGCTAACTCGTTGAGCGCTCTCGGCTCGCCGCCGGTCAGGACGGTAAGCAAGGTGCCTTGACCTCTTGGGGTACAGCCGCCCTACGACCACAACGAGAGCACCAAAAGACAGCCCATCCCGGCCAGAGTTCCTTCCGCTGCCATTGATGAGGTTGCGAGGCCACTAGTGAGACCGTGCCTTTCGTTTGTCAGCCTCGTTTTCCTTCCGAGTTGCCCATCGGAGATGGTTGCCATTTACACAGCATCCCCGGTTGCAGGAATGAGCCGCCTCTAATCCCTCGGGCCTCGGGCCATGAAGAGCGGCGCAAGCGAGAGCGTGTGCGTATTGCGTTCGGCCTTCAAAGACAAAATGACCGTGTCCGTACTTGCCTTTGGCAAAAGGCCAATCGATGCACTCAGTCTCCCCATCCTTGGCTCGTTCGATGGCATCTCGGAGAAAGGTGAGAGTGTCGCCATAGAAAGTTGGTTGTCCTGCGAGTGGGTCGCCGTACCGGTGCCATCTCATGTAATGCGGCGAACACATTCCTCGGGCTTGATGTGGTCGGCTGCATCCTTCAACGGTGCACTCATAGAGAGTGGTCGTGTAATTCACATCTCCATGCTTGCGCCAGCGGTTGTAGTGCAGGGAGCACATTCGTCTGGCTCTGACGTAGATGGGCCGGTCGCAGTCGGTCACGGAGCACATTATACACTCAAGAAATTCGTTCAACCCTATAGGCCGCATTGATGTCGTTATCAATCTCGGAGACCTTTTCCAAAAGCTCGATGGAGATACGGGGGAGATGCCGAGAGCCGTCACGCTTCCGATACAGGGCGGCGACTATCTCATTGGGGTCGGTGGCGATGGTGGCCCAATACCTCGGTTCCTCTACGAGAAGCTGCGTGAAGTCGTAGGTGTCGGGCACGCAGTCGTCGTATTGATACCCCTCGTCTGGATCGGCACCGGCATAGGTGTCTTGGAAGCGGGGGAGCACACCGAGAATGTGAGGACAACCCGGCATGTGAAGCACGATGGACATACCGAGCTTCTCAAGGACGTAGCTCCCACCGTTGGTTTTGAAAAGCGATAGGTCTGTCCACCTCGGCGACTCGGGCCTGCGGGATGAGACCTTGCCGAGACAGATGCCCTCAAATTGAATGAGGCGATTCCCGTCACGCACCTTCCATTCGGCAACGGCAAGGCTCATGGCGCGGCCTTCTGTCTTGATGTCGAGTCTGTCATGTCGGTCTATTCCTTACAAACGTCTAGGTGATGAGCCTACATCGCTTTCTTCAGTGCATCAGCTAGGAAAGGTTGAGGATCAGTGCCGGGGTGCCTTACTGCCGGGAGCGCCACTACTCGCCCCTTGCGGTGCCAGTAGAACGAGAGCACCGAGGCACGCACCGGAACAATGGTGTGAGCCGCTGTGCCCTGGTGAACATAGATGGCGTGTTTTGGAATAGCGATGACCCGCCCTTCCAAATCTCGATGACGGCCATGCGTGCCTCGCTGTGGTCGGATAAGCGACTGCAATCGTCCGGTCGAGTAATTGATGCCGGTTCGGTTCCTCGGAATCTTGCCGGGGCCGGGTGCCTCGGCGATGGCAATGGCGTTGGTCTTTATCGTCTTGCCGTACATGTAGCGCCCGGTCATCCCCTGCCAGGATCGGAAGGCGTGATGAAACGAAGACGGGTCAGCCACGAAGACGTAGTTGAGCGGCACGTCAGATTCGCTCTTTCAAATCCTTGACGAGTTTCATCTGCCCGAGAGCCTTGGCACGTTTCTTGATGTGCCGGACGACTCGGGCACGGTTCTTGGCACGACCTAGTGCCTGAATCGCTTTTTTCAAATCGGCTACATCCTTGATGGGATAGCTTCCGTCCTTGAGTGCGATCCCTCGCTTGGCTGCTTTCTTCCGAGTCTCGGCGTTCCAGTGGGAGGTCGCCGTCGCCATGAGCGAAAGCCCGTGCTCCAACGGGCCAGCTTTTTGAATCTCGGCTCGGGAGAAATGAATCGGGTATCCGTCATCCCATAGGCCGCTCATTGCAGCAAGTCCTTTAGCTTCCCGAGAAGCTCAAATGTCTCTTCCTCGGTGTGGGTCTCAAGTAGATCGTTGACATCGACGTTGACGTAGAGCGACCCGGCACTGAACTCCATGTTCCGTATCTCGGCGGCGAGTTGCTCGGTCTCAGTCTCGGCCTCGGGCTGTTCGTTGTTCATTTGCGAGTCCTTCCCTATGGAACGCCGATGGTCAGACTGAGGGTCGTGATTTGCAAGCCGCCGGTGTTCATAAAACTCATCGTGAAATCTTTGAATAACCAATACGAGAGTTGCTCGGCCCACGTCCAGAGGCAGTCGGCATCCTTGTCGGCTTGTGCGGAGATGGCATTGATCTGCTCGACATCGTTGGTGCCGTCGTCGTTCATTTCGTAGGCACACTCCCGAGCCAGGGCAATGTTGATGGTGGCGATCTGCCCGTACGAGCACGTCTGCCCACCTTCGTTGATCGGCTGTGCTGCGGCCTCGGTGACGGCGGCGGTGAGTGAGGCGCAGGCGATGACTTGAGTGGCGTACTGAGTGAAGGTCTCTTTCGGTATCTCAAGCTGGCAAGTGTCAACGGCGTAGTCAGCGAAATCCTTGCGGAGTTGGTCGGCGTATTGCAGTGGGGTCACGGTGTGACCTCGCAGGCTCCGTACCCGACTTGTTTTGAAAAAAGCCAGTGCCCGTACCGGAGCGGGTCAATGGCCTTGCCCTTGGGCACGCTCCGACGAGCTATCGAAATCCACGAGTCGATCCGAGAGATGCCGACGAGTCCCTTGTCCATGAAGTCACCGGGATCGAGCAGCGTCCACGAGACTCCCTGTCGAGTGATGGAAGTGATGCGCTCGGGGAGATTGCATTTCTTGCCCTCGGTGATGGCGTTGGCGTACTCGGTTGCCAGCGTGTAGACCGCGGCCCGAGCGCCGGGCGGGAGGTTGCTGCCGATGGTGTAGACCACCCGAACCCGCTTCGGGCAACCGCAATGCCACGGCGTGTTGTAGACCCGGCCACCGCACGTCGCTGGACAGATCGAGACCTTGCCCGGCGAGATTTCACACCAGCCGGTGATGTTGGTGCTGGTGCTGTCGCAGTTGTGCATTTGCTGCACCGACTGAATCTCGGTGACGGGGCCATGACTGAGGATGAAGTCGCATTGGTCGCCCCGAAGACTGAAGGTGTCCGACCAGCACTCTTCGCCGTGGTAGTAGTTGTGGGTTAGCTCATCGAGAACCCACGTCGCTTCCAGACAGAGGGCGTCGATTTGCTCGGGGGTGAGGTCGGGATACTCGCTGGCGAAGAAATCGAGTTGTTCCTCGGTCAGCCAGCACGCCGTCTGTGGGTCTCCCGGTGGGATGGGGTCAGGTGAGGCAATGACATCGAATGAGGCCGAGAACGAGCGGTCGAAGCTCACTCAGATGTACCACTGCCCGGCGACAAGGAAGGTGAGCGGAGCGTTGGCGGCGGGTTCAGTAAGCGCCTCACTCACCGTGATTGCCGCTGTTCGGTAGGCACCAGCATCGATGGGGATGGCGGTGATTTGCCCACGCATGAGCGCACTGCCCGCTGCTCCAAGGACGAAGTCGGCGGGCATGGTCTCAGTGTTCAGCATCCCGAAGGGCACCGGCTCCCCGTCGCTGGTCATCTCAGAGAGGATCAATCCGGTGGCGGTCAATCCCCAATTGGGAACGGTGATTTTCCCCGTGGGTGGGGTGGTGTCGGTCGAGTATTCAAAAGCGAGTCGAGTGACCACGGTGTGAGCGGATTTGTAAAGCTCTTCCACGATGACCCGCATATCGGCGGCTGAGATGTT